CAGCTGCAGCCGCTGCCGGTGTCGTCACTGTCACCAGCCGCCATGGCGGTGAAGTTGGCAACGATATCGATCTTCGCGTCGACATCGAGGCGCAGCCGCTGCCAACCGGCCTCAACGTTGCGATCGCCAAGATGGCGGGCGGGTCCGGCAATCCAGACCTGACGCCTGCGCTCGATGTGATCGCCAACACCTGGTACACGGCAATTCAGCAGCCGTTCAGCGATCCGACCAATATGGGCGTGTTCGCAGACTTCCTGACCAATCGCTTCACCGCGATGTCGAAGCTCGATGCGCACGGTTATGTCGGCAAGAGCGGTACGTTTGCCGATCTTGGCACCTGGGGTCAGCTGACGAATTGCCCGTTCCTGACGGCCGTGGGCCTGAATGGCTCTCCGACCAGCTCGTGGGTGTTGTCGGCGGCAGTCATGGGGCTTGCGAGCTTCCACCTTGCCAATGATCCAGCTCGCCAGTTGCGGTCGCTTGTTGTGCCAGGCGTGGAAGCGCCAAGTCCCGCCGACCAGTTCATCGAGACGGAACGCGATCTGCTACTGCGCCGTGGTGTCTCGACCTTCGAAAGCCATTCGGATGGTTAGGTCACGATCTCGCGCCTTATCACCACGTACCGGAAATCCAATCTCAATGTGGATGATGAAGCGTGGCTCGACATCATGGTGCCCGCCACCTTGTCACGCATCCGCTACGACTGGAACTCCTACGTCTCGCTTCTCTATCCGCGCGCCAAGCTCACGGACGATGATGACAGCGCGGCGTTCGCCACCAATGTCGGTGATGATGAAGAACCCGGTTCATCGGTTGTCACACCGCGCCGCATGCACGCCTCCTGGGCGGGCCGGTGCCGCCGCTATGGTGATCTGGTCTGGATCGAGAGCGTCGAGGCCACCATCAAACAGAGCGCCTTTCAGCGCTCGTCCAGCGACAAGAACCGTCTCGAAAGCCGACAGCAGATCAAAATCGTCGGCAATCTGATGGTGCTCGCCGGTTCGCTGGAATTCCAGGTCTAAAGGTAAGGAAAGCAACCCATGGCACAGGTACTTGGCATTGTGGACATCGTCTGGCGGGGCCGAAACATCCCCGTCGAAAAGGGCGCGAAGATCAAGGTGGGCGGCATCAAGAACAATGCCGTCACCTACGGCCGCAAGGTCGGCCGCGCCCAGGAGTTCGAGGCTTCGGAAGTCACCGCGACAACGAACCTCGAAAAGGGACAGCGCTACGGCGGTCTCTGGGATGAAGGCGAAGGCGAATTGCAGGTTGTCTGCGATACCGGCCAGACCTTCATTTTCGCTGACGCCTTCCTGACCGATCATCCGGACATCACTGGCGGCGAAGGCGGCAAGATTGAACTCAAGTGGGCGGGCGGCGCTCCTGAAGAGGTGCTTTAATGGCTAAGAATATTGTCGATCTTGATCTCACCGACGAAGAGCGTCCGGTCACGGACGCAGTGGTGGACCTGGACAGACCTGTTTCCACCAAGGCTGGCGTGGTCGCCGATGTCGATGAGGACATCGATCCGAATGATCGTCTGCCGGATCATGCCATCCAGAATGACAATGGTTCGGTCACGTTGCCACTGCTTTACCCTCGGACGCTGGAGATCAAGAAGGGTGGAAAAGTACGTGAAGAAAGGTATTCCGAGCTGACCTTCCATCGTCTGACCGGCGCTGATCAGCGGGCTATTTCCGCGACCTCCGAAGATTCGATGAACGTCGTCGCGTTTTCGCGTTCGACGCGGATCAGCCAGGCCATCATGAACGTGCTCTATGACAGGCTCGATGCGGCCGACATCACCGCATCTGCGCAGGTGCTGTCCTCTTTTTTGGCGAGTGGCCGGAAGACTGGCAAGTAATCCTCGGCGGGATCGCCGATGGATCGGGCTTCTCTGCCGCTGAAATCGACATGATGGATGCGGCAACCGCCACCTTCTGGTGGAACAGCATCATGGCTTTTCGGAACAGGATCAAAGAGGCAGAGGGCTAGACCATGGCATCAAAATCAATGGCGCTCGATGTTCTGGTCAGACTTCGCGATCAGCTCTCAAGTCCGATGCGCCGCCTTACAGGCAACCTTCAGAAATTGACCGGCTTTGCGCGCCGTATCGGGATTCTCGGTACGGCGGTTGCCGCTATTTCCTTCATGGGGCCAGTTCAGGAAGCGGCAGCCTTCCAGCAACAGCTGCTCGATATTGCAGGCACCGCCGAACTCTCCGGCAAGGCCGCGTTTGATTTTGCGGCCAAGGCCAAGGTCGAATATGAGGAACTGGCCCTTGCCATCGGTCAGGCGTCGGAAACGATCGCGGCTGGTGCTGGTCAGATGATTGCTGCCGGTGTCGATCAGAAGCTGATCGACGCCACCATCGGCGATATCGGCCGCGCTGCCACGGCTGCGAATGCGGAATTTTCCGACATGGCTGGCGTTGGCACCGCCATGCTCAACAACCTGAAGCTTCCCGCCGATCAGATGCGCGACAGTCTTGGTGCGCTCGTGATCGCCGGTAAGGAAGGTTCCTTCGAGCTGAAGGATATGGCGCAGCATTTCCCGCGCCTGACTTCGCAGGTGGCAAAGTTCGGCGTGAAGGGCCGCGAGGCTGTCAACTTCCTCGGCTCGGCACTCCAGATCGCCATGAAGGGCACGTCCGATCCGTCGATCGCGGCGAACAATCTTTCGAACTTCCTGTCGAAGGCGCTTTCAGAGCGCACCATCAAGAACTTTGCGGGCATGGGCGTTGATATTCAGGCCGTCATGCTGGACGCAGCATCCAAGGGCATCAACCCGCTGGAGGCCATGCTGCAGAAGGTCGGAAAGCTCACCGGCGTCGGCGAAGAGCAGATCGGCAAATACATGAAGGCCGCAGAAAAGAACGGCCTCAAGGGTGCTGAGGCGCTTGCCTATGTTCGCCAGCAGTTGGAAGCGATCGGCGCGGCCAGCAAGGTTTCCGAACTGTTCTCCGATCAGCAGGTTCTGGATTTCATCGTGCCATTCATGGCGAACGTGCAGGGATATAAGGACATCAAGGAAAAGGTTGCTGCCGCGACGGGTGCTGCGATCGATACCGACTTTGAAACGCAGATGGCGGGCATGAACCGGCAGCTGACGATCCTCAACGAAATCGGCACACAGTCCATTCGCGAGGTCGGCTTTGCTTTCGGTGAATGGCTTCCGACCATCAACGAATGGCTGCTCGCTGGTATTCGCTGGGTTCGGCAGATCGATCAGGCAACAGGCGGCTGGATGAAAACCCTGCTGACTGGCGCAGGCGGCGTCGTTCTCCTGGTCACGGCGCTTGGTGCGCTCGGCCTTGTCCTTCCGATTATCGGTGCGGGTCTTGGTGCAATCGGCGCATTGATCGGCGTGATTCTGTCACCGCTCGGCATTGTGATCGGCCTGCTGGCTGGCGCTGGCGTTCTGATCGCCAAGAACTGGGACAAGGTTGCGCCCAGGCTCATGAAGTTTTGGGACGGCCTGAAGGACCGGGCGTCGAAAGCATGGGAAGGCACGAAGCGTTTGTGGGGACAGGCACAGCCTTATCTTTCCCGCGTCTGGTCGCGCGTGTCGGACGGCGCGGTTCGCGCCTGGAACTATGTTGCGGATGCTGCGCCACGCGCATGGTCGCGGATTTCGAATGGTGCCCGCTCGATCTTCGCCAATATCAATTTTGACAGCCTGAAGGTTGGCAGTCTGAAGGTTCTTGAAGGCGTCTTCAACGGGCTTCAAACCGCATGGACCGCGCTGAAGGATATTGGCAAGGGCATTGAACCGTCGCTCGCGCCAATCGGCGAAAGCCTGAAGCGCACCTTTGGCCACATGGGCGATACCTGGAACAACCTGAAGGAGTTGGGCAGCGCACTCGGTACGCTTGCCAGTAACCTCATGCAGCTTGTCGGTTTTGACACCAGCAAGTTGAGCGGTTTTGCGCGCACCATGGGCGAATGGCTCGGCAAGCTGGAACTGTTGAAATTCACCGGCCTTGAGAAAATCTGGCAGGGCATTTCGGCACTGACGAAGGGACTGGCCGAACTTGCAAATTGGGCAGCGGGAAAAGCCGAAATGCCGAACTGGTTGGCTATCTTTCCTGATTACGCTGGCCGAGCGATAAACGTGATTGCTGCCGGCGTCGAAAAGCTATGGGGCCTGTTGTCAGCTCCCATCCAGATACCAGTACTCGCATGGGACATGCTATCGAGCGGTTTTGATGCTGTGAAAGATAAGATCATGAGCGGCATTCAGACGATTATCGATAAACTTCAGTGGCTCGCTGGTGTCATGAAAAACATCTGGAGCGGTGAGACAGTCCAGCCGGGGCAAGCTCTTCCTAATGGAAGCACTTCGAACGGCAGTCGGGATAACACGATGGACGATTACCTGAAGGGGCCGACCTTGCGCCCATCTTCTCCCGCCAACTCCAATGAACCGGAAAAGCGCGCCAGCCTCTCGACGCCGACACGCCTTGCAGCTGTTGCCGGTGCGGCACAGTCGGTCAATGTCGGTGGCGATATCCGCATCAAGGTCGATGGTCCGGGCAAGCTCGCAAGCGCCACGTCTGACAACAAGAATGTCGGGCTTACGACCGATCGTGGCCGCGTCATCGGCAGGGCATAGAGGTTTCCATGATCTTTGACAGCATCAGCGACGTTCTGCCCGGTCTGCTTCCAGCTTCATATCGTGGGATTTCGTTCCACGTGCCCGATACTTCGACACAGGTCGGCCGTCGCGTTGCCGAGCATCTGTTCCCCGGTATCGATCAGGCGGCGTATGACGATTTCGGCCTTGCAACCCAAACCGTCCAGGTCGAAGGGCTGATCGTCAGCGATTCCTATATTGCCCAGGCACAGGCCCTGAAGGCCGCATTCGAGACGCCGGGACCGGGAACGCTCATCCATCCATGGCTTGGCCCGATGCAGGTCATCATGGAAGAGACGGCCGAGATTTCCTTCGCCGCGCACGAGCTGCGCGTCGTCCGCTTCAGCGCCACCTTCAAGCGCTACAATGGCATGGGGCTTTCAGGCTTTGCCTCCACTGCCTCGGCGTTGATCGGTGCTGCCCTTTCGCTTGTCTCTCTTGCCGCGTCTCTCACCACATCGCCATCGAGGCGCACTCTGTCCCGGCTTCGCACGGATGCCACACAGCGTACAGCCCGACAGGTAGTTTCCTACTGGCAGGCCAGCGCCGGAAGGGCTTCTGCCCTGATCTCAGCAGCCTTGCCGCAATCCTGGCCCGCCACGCCTGAAGCCTTGTCCAGCGCCGCCAGCTCGGTGACGGACATGATCGTCAATCTTGTTCCCGATCTTGCCGGAACGCCTGCGGTTGCTCCGGCCGCAGAGGCAACCACCAGCTCCTCCACTGGCCTCACTGCACGTCAGGCGCTGGATATTAATGCCAGTGCCGGTGCCGCCTTTGCCGTTCTTGCCGGTGATACCGTATCGCGTCCGGACACGGTACTGTTGGCAGGAACGGCTGGCGATGCGCTTGCCAAGGCCGGACAGCTCGCTGCCTATGTCGAATTCGGTTCACGAGCGGAAGCAAGCGCGCTGCGCGACAGCCTGGTCGGCCAACTGGATGCCTATACCGATCTGCTATCCAGCCTTTCCGATTCCGATTTTGCTGCCGAGGCCAGCGCCACCATCCGCGCTACCCGCGACGTTCGCTTGCGCCTGATTGCCGATATCAATGAAGCGATCGGACGCTTGCCAGCATCGCGTATCATCGAAACCGATCGACCGTCAGATGCCTTCCAGATCGCCAATCATATTTATGGTGACGATCCGTCCGCGATCGAGGACGGCTACCTCTCGATCATCGAGCGGAACCGGCCGCGCCATCCAGCCCGCATTCCTGCTGGCCGCGTCGAGGTGACGGAATAATGGCGCGCTCGATCTGGCTGAAGGTGAATGGGCAGATATTCGACCAATGGACGAATGCCAACATCACCCGCGACCTGAAGGATTTCAGCGGCTCCTTCAGCTTCGAGCTGCGCGACTATGGCCGGGCGCTGTCCACCTTCGATTTCGCATCGCCTGCAAATGCGGTCTTTACCCTGAAGCCCGGTATGGAAGCGGAAGCCTATGTCGAGGATCAGCTCGTCCTGAAAGGATATATCGAAACTGTTTCACCCGATATCGATGAAGAGCGGGCCATGGTCTCGATCTCCGGCAAGGACAAGGCTGGCGATCTGGTCGACAGCACGGCCGCGCCGAATGGCCCTTCCGAGTTCAACAATGTGAAGCTGGAAGAAGCGGTCAAGCGCATTGCTGAGCCGTTTGGGCTTTCCGTCCGTTCCGAGATCGATACCGGCGATGCCTTTCCTCGCTATGGTATCGACCTGTCCGAAACCGGCTTGAGCGCCATCGACAAGGGCACACGCCAGCGCCATGCCCTTGTCATGTCGGATGGCGTCGGCGGTGTCGTCATCACCCGGACCGGAGCCAACCGCGCTCCGGCAGCACTTTCGCTGCCTGGGAACGTGAAAGCCTCCTCCGGCCAGTTCACCCATAAGGACCGCCACTCCAAGGTTATCGTGCGCGGGCAGTCGGAAAAGGCTGCTACCGTTCGTGACGGTCGCGCCGCTCCGCTTCTCGGCGGCAGCACTCCGGTAAAGCCGGAAGATAGAGAAGCAACTGACGGTTCGGCAACCGAACGCGAACGGCGCGGCGTTGTCGCCAGTGGCGAGGCTACCGACGACGAAATCAGGCGCTATCGCCCGATTGTGCATCTGGCCCGCTCCAAGGCCGACGACAAGGGCTGCAAGGACGAAGCCGACTGGCGTATGCGCACCAAGCGAGGCGAGAGCGAGGAAATCTCCTATCGCGTTCATGGTTACAAGGCCAACGGGCGTCTGTGGCGGGTCAACGAAATGGTCGAGGTCTCCGATTCCTTCCAGGACGTGTTCCGCGACATGCTGATATCCCGCGTCACGTTCCTTCTGCAGGAAGATGGCGGCGAAGAAACCGAGATCGCTGTCACATCGCCGGAAGCCTTCGACAACAAGCCTGTAAAGAGCCGTCGAAAGAACGTTAAAAGCCGCAAGAAGAGCGGCAAAAAGAGCAAGGGCAAGGGATCAGGCGGGCCACTCGACGGAACCGCTTCGGCCCTGTGATCTTCAACAACGTGAGGTCAACCATGGATCATGAGACAGCCAGCAAGGTTCGCGGGATCGCCCGCCGCGTCGTTCTGAAGAACATCAATGACGATGGCGAAACACAAACCGCCTCGGTGGAAGTTGCTCCTGGCGTCTGGCGCGACAAGGTCGAGATCATGCAGCCTTATGGGGTTGCGACCTCGGCACCGGAAGATGGCGCACTTGCCGTCGCCGTTGCCATTGGCGGCAACGAGGATGACATCGTACTCTTGCCGGTCGGCAATCCATCCGCGCGTATGGGTGGGCTGAAGCCGGGTGAAACTGCACTTTATAATCAGCACGGCGACGGCATTCTTGTGGGTGCAGACGGAACCGTCAGCATTCAGGCCGGAGCGTCGATCGTGCTGAAGGTTGGCGGCGTCACCGTGTCGGTTTCATCTGGTGGCGTTGACATCGAGGGCGGAACCATCACTCATGATGGCGTCGTTATCGACAAAACCCATATACACATTGGTGTGGTTCCCGGAGGCGGAACCAGTGGGCCTCCCCAAAGTTAATCTGTTTCGTGCCCGCCTCAGCGGGCATGATCGTTTTCGCGCGCGCGCGATAGAACCGGGGCATGTTTTACGATGTGGCACTCATCTATGACCCGGAAACCCGCCGCGCTGATCTGGAGATCGGCGCAGATGGCGATCTCATCATTGATGAAACCCCGATCACGCCGGTGCTTCTTTCTATCGGCCTTGATCGCCGCGCCAATCCAGACGATCCACTGCCCGAAGGCCGCTCGCAATTCCTGACAGGGTCCGGCATCGATGTCCGGCGTGGTGCCGCTGCGGACGCGCTTGATCCTTATGGCGAGCGTATCGGTTCGCGCTGCTGGCTGCTTGATCGCGCCAAGGAAACCGAAACCACCCGCCTGCTTTACCAGAGCTGGCTTGCCGAAAGCCTTGAATGGGTGACCTCCGATACCGGCATTCCAGCCGAGATCAAGACTGAATGGGTAGCGCCGCAAATGCTCGGCTGGCGCGTCCTGGTCGATGACACTGCTATTTCCGGCCGGAGGACTGCCTGATGCCTTGGCCCGTTCCATCCGCAAAGACCATCGCTGAACGTATCGCCTCGGCTATGGAGTTCAGCATTTCCGTTGTGCGGCCCCTTGTCGACCCGCTTGCGATTTCCCGTGCCGTTCGTTCGGCTCGCGGCATGCTCGCCATGATCAGCCGCGCCGTAGCACTGGAAGCGCGCGAGATCCACGATCATGTCGCATGGTGGGGCAGACAGTATTTTGTCGATACTGCCGAAGATGAGTTCGTCCAGCGCCACGCCGACATTTATGGCATTGTTGCAAGACCTGCCACATTCGCTGTTGGCAAGGTTGATATCGAAGGCGCAGCCGGAACGCCAATTCCGGCCGATCTGGAAATCGCCGGTTCCGATGGCACGATCTTCAAAACCACGGAAACCGCTATCATTGGTCCTAATGGCGGCGCTGCGGTATCGGTAATCGCATCTATTGCTGGCCCGGCAGGCAATCTGGAAGCTGGCATCAGATTGCGCACGGTCACTGCCTTTCCTGAGATCAACCGTATCGCAGTAGCGGCTGAAGGAATTGCAGGCGGCGCGGAGGCGGAAACACCAGCGGAACTGGCCGACGCGACTATGGCCTACATCCGGCAGCGTCCGCATGGCGGCGCTGGCTTCGATTATCCGACCTGGTTGCGGGAAAAATTCGCGGTTCGTGCCGTAAAGCCGGAAACCGACTGGATCGGTCGTGGTTCTGTTGGCGTTATCGTTGCCATGAAGGACGGCACTTCTGCTCGTGCCCCAACAGAATCGGAAATGGCCGAGATGCTCGCCTATCTGGGGGCGCCTGGTTCGTCGTCAGGCGTTCGTCCGGTGACGGCCCATGTGGTGATCGTTCCGGCGGAATTGCGGCCAATCCCGATCACCGTGCGCGTACGACCTGACACAGTAGCGACCCGTGCAGCCGTTGAAGAAGCTTTCGACGCCTTTGTCGCAACGATCGGCGATGCCAACGACGACCAGAACGAAAGCCCGATCGGTGCCCGTATTGAACCGTCACGGATTTCCGAGGCGATCTCAGCTGCCTCGGGCGAATACGCTCACGATCTAATCTCGCCGTCAGCACCGTTCACATTGGACCGCGACCAATATCCGCTTCCAGGCGAAATCACGTTCGAGGACCCGCTATGACCCGGCCGCAGTCATCCATCCTCGCCAGCCTGATCGGCAAGCTTCCACGCGGCTTTGCGCTCGGAAAGCGTGAAGGCGTTCTTGATGCGATCCTGGACAGCATTGCAAAGGTTCTCGTACAGGCCGAGGCCGACGCCGAAAGCCTGATGAACGAAGTTGATCCGCGTACAGCTAATGCGCTGCTGCCCGACTTCGAACGTGTCCTTGGTCCCGATCCGTGCGGGCGTGATCTTGGTAGCCAAACGCTGGAACAGCGCCAGCGCCGCGCGCACCAGCGCTGGATCGCTAAGGGCGGTGCAAGTATTCCGTACTTCGTCAAGATGGCTGCAAGCCTCGGACATAGCATCGAAATTGAAGAATTTTGGCCTTCCAAGGCAGGTGTGCTTCGCGCGGGTCAGGCCCTTATTGCCGAAGGCGAACAATTCACATGGCGGGTCAAGCTTCAGCTCATATCGGAATGGATATTCCGTGCAGGAATTAACACGGCGGGACAGCCGCTCGGCGGCTTCGAGATCAGCGATATCGAATGCGAGCTTCGCCGCCTGAAGCCCGCACACACACAACTTGTTTTCTCATATCAGGAGAACTGACATGGATCGCGTCAACGGCACGGATTGGGTCGATATCGGCGGCGGCAGGCGCGGATTTCGCTCGCAGAATGCTGCAGCTGGTATCGCCGGAACCGAAGTAACCGACAAAATCCTCAATGATGTGCAAGAGGAAATCTGCGCTGTCATCGAGAAATCCGGCTTTGAACTCGATCCAGAAAACCAACAACAGCTTTGGGAAGCGTTGCAATCGATCGCGGCTCCTGGCTTTGCAAATCGTGCCGCCTGGTTGCCGGTCATTTCGATGACAACCACTGCACCGCCGAATGATGCTGTTCTGGGCGATGCATATATTATTCCGGCCGGGGCAAGCGGCGCTTGGGCTGGAAACCAGCAGAAGCTCGCCGAATGGACCGGTTCGATCTGGCGAATTGTGGACACAAAAAATGGTCACGGCATCAGCTTGCCTGATGGACGCATTTTCGAGAAAATTTCAGGTGTCTATGCGGAGAAACCCGCACTGGATGTCCAGTCAGGAAAGTGGATTTATGCTCTGGCAGGCGGGTCCGCCAATGCATTGACAGCCACTCTTTCTCCGGCGCCCGCAGCACTGACAACTGGAATGGTGCTCAAAATCAAGATTGCTGCGACCAATACTGGCGCAGCAACGCTGAATTTGAATGGTCTGGGCGCAAAGCCGATCGTCAGATCGGGTGGACTTGCC